GTAACTTAACAGAAGTTGTAGTCAGAGCAGATGACGACATTGAAAGGTTAGCTAAGAAAGTAGAAGATGCTACGATACTTGGTACAATACAATCTACACTTACAGAGTTTAAGTACCTACGAAAAGTTTGGCAAAACAATACGGAAGAAGAAAGACTTCTTGGTGTTTCGCTTACAGGCATATTAGATAATCCTAAATTAGGAAAGGCAGATGACCTGAAGAGGTTAAGACAACAGGCTGTAGATACTAATTTAGGATTAGCAGAACAACTAGGCATACCGCAGTCAACTGCTATTACTTGTGTAAAACCTTCAGGCACAGTCTCACAACTTGTAGACTCTGCTTCTGGTATACATGCAAGGCACTCAGCATATTATATAAGAACAGTTAGGGGTGACAAGAAAGACCCACTATCTCAGTTTCTTATTGACCAAGGTATACCGCATGAGGATGACCTTATGCAACCAGAGAACACTGTGGTCTTTTCATTCCCTATGAAGTCCCCTACCAAGGCAGTCCTTAGAGAAGACCTCAGTGCCATTACTCAGCTAGAAAACTGGAAGAACTACCAAGAGCATTGGTGTGAACATAAACCCTCAGTTACCATATCTGTAAAAGAAGATGAATGGTTTGAGGTAGGTTCTTGGGTGTACAATAATTTTAAAGATGTAGCAGGTGTTTCATTTTTGCCACACTCTGACCATACATACAAGCAAGCACCATATCAAGATATAACTAAGGAAGAGTATGATGCCTTAAGTAAGAAAATGCCACGAAATGTCGATTGGACATTATTATCAAACTACGAAAGAGAGGACAATACAACAGGCACACAAGAGTTGGCATGCAGTGCAGGTGCTTGTGAGATTGTAGACATAACATGATATCATTATTAGGCTCTGTTCTCGGCTTTGGAACTTCTTTTCTTCCCTCCGTGTTGGGGTTCTTTGAAAAGAAACAAGCCAACAAACAAGAACTTTTGATGCTAGAGGCGAAAGCTAAATACGCATCAGAACTAAGCAAACTAAAATTAAAAGAACTAGATGCAGAAGCAGACATAGAAGAAGTAAAAGGTTTATACAAACATGCTGAGTCATTGGCACAAGCAAACAAATCTACATTTGTATCTGCTTTACAAGCATCAGTAAGGCCAGTTATAACGTATGCTTTCTTTGCTATATTTGCATTTGTCAAAATTACCTACGTAATAATGGCAGTGCAAGAAGGAAGAGATGTATTACCTGCTATACTAGAGGCATGGGATGAGGAAAGCCAAACCGTCTTTGCTGCTATTATTAGCTTCTGGTTCGGTCAACGTGTTTTTAAAGCAAGGAGTAAGTAATGCCTGTAGATTTTTCAAAAGCACCTGAGGGTCAATTATCTCCTTTGTTTCCTTTTGCACCTATGATGATGTATGCAAAAATGCCTATGGATATGGTGAGAAGATTAAACAAATATGTTAACAAAACTGTAAAGAATGAAGAGAAAGCTAAAAAATTAGATCATTCCAACAATCTTGTAGGTAAACTTAAACAAGAGTTTTTAATAGAGTCTAATGAGTTAGAAAAACATATAACATTTTTTAATAATGTTATAGGTAAATATTTAGACACTGATTTAAATAGATCATTTAAAAGTTTAGCACCTGGTACAGGTTATGGCATAGAGTACAAATCAGCATGGATAGTTAGGCAGTTTGCAGGTGAGTATAATCCTGCACACATACATACGGAGTGTAGTATGTCTTGCGTTGGCTACTTAAGACTACCTGAGGATATACAGGAAGAATGGCAAGAAGATTATAAAGACCATTACCCTGCCAACGGACACATAGAATTTTTACATGGTTCGTCTGGCAAGATGCATCAACATACTTTTATGGTAAAACCTACAGTCGGTGATTTTTTTGTGTTTCCTGCTGATCTTATACATATGGTTTATCCTTTTAAAAGCGAAGGTGAAAGAAGATCATTTAGCATGAACATAGAAGTGCATCAAGAAAGACTAGATAAGGATGGGAAACCAATACAAATACCTAAAGCAAAAGAAGGACATATTGCAGGTGGTTTTGACCTTGCATAATTAAAATAAATATAATATAATACTCTAACCTTTTTAGGAGAACAATATGGAGTCACAAATAATATCCCTACTTTTAAGTAGAGAAAACTTTGATAAGGCAAAAGCCCTTGTCACAAAAGATATGTTTGATAAAAAATATAAAACTATCTTTGATGCAGTAATGCATTATCATACTAAGTATGAAGGTGATCTATCGAAAGATAATCTTTTTATAGTACACAAAAATTTATATCCTGCCATGCCAGACTCTACTAGAGAGTTAGTAGAAGATGCAATAAAAGATATACCAGAAGACATAGAGGGTGATCCTCAATTTGTAATGGACACACTTACAGAGTTCTGGCGTAGAGAGATGGCAAGGAAGGTAGGCGAAACAGCCATTGATATATGGAATGGCGATTCAGCTAACTTTGGTGATCTACGAATGATGATTGACCAAATAATAAATCAAGACTCGGCTACTGGTATTCTGTCTATGCAAAGGGAAGAGACAGATGTTGAAGAATTGTTTCAAGACTTTGAGGCAGACCCAGACTTCCCTTTTCCAATAATAACATTATCTGATGAGGTAGCAGGTACATACCGAGGCAACCTTGGTATTATCTTTGCTAGACCTGAAAGTGGTAAGTCATCTTTCTGTGCTTTCTTAGCTGCAGAAGCAATACGCAAAGGCAACACTGTTGGATACATAATGAATGAAGAGACAGCCAAGAGAATGAAGTCAAGAGTTCTAACTGCCTACTTCAATGTACACAAAGAAACCTACATGCAAGAGATAGAAACTATAAAAGAAGTTTACAAAAATGAAATAGAAGATAGACTTTTTATTATGGATTCTGTAGGCTCAGACATATCAGAGATAGACCAGTTTGCAAAACTAAATAAAATTGATGTACTGTTTGTAGACCAGTTAGACAAGGTGAAGGTAGGTGGTGAGTTTAGTAGAGGTGATGAAAGATTGAAAGAGCTTTATGTAAATGCAAGAGAGATAGCCAAAAGAAATAACTGCATGGTGTGGGCTGTGTCTCAGGCAAGCTATGACGCACACAATCGTCAGTTCTTAGACTTTGCTATGCTTGATGGTTCTAAAACTGGCAAGGCAGGTGAGGCTGATATAATTATAGGCATAGGAAAAAATCCTGGTGAGGATGATGATACTAGGTTCTTATGTGTTTCTAAAAATAAAATCTCAGGGTGGCATGGTCACGTAGTTTGTGAGATAGACAAACTTACTGGGAGGTACTACGAATGATTTTAACATTAGATGTAGAAACTACTTTTATAAAAACAGACAAGGGTTCTGATCCGTCACCTTATACTAGAGGTAATCAGTTAGTGTCTGTAGGTTTTAAAGAAGATGATAACCCTGTACAGTATGTATGGTTTTATCACTCAAAGAAAGACCCTACACCAAACAACATGAAGATAGTACAAGATGCACTAGACAGAGCAGACGTACTGCTAGGTCACAATATAAAATTTGACTTACAGTGGCTGTTTGCATCTGGCTTTACATATGATGGTCCTGTCTACGATACCATGGTGTTTGACTATGTGTGGGCTAGAGGTGTTAAAGTACCTCTTAGTTTAGATGAATGTTGTCGTAGGCATAAAACGTCAACTAAGAAAAAGAAAGAAATTTTAGAAAACTACTTGAAAGAAGGTATAGGATTTGATATAATACCTGCAGACATAGTAGAAGAATATGGAATCGCTGATGTGCAGTCTACCTATGAGGTAGCTGTTAGTCAGTCTAAACAAGAAGGAAAGAGCATTGAGCAGATTGCAGCCTACGTTGTACCTGTCTTTTGAGGTAACAAAAGTTTTAGCAGGTATGGAAAGAGACGGCATCAAGATAGATCGTCAAGCTCTTAACCTTGTTAAAGATGAGTACACAAAAGAATTAGAAGAACTTGGTATATTTTTAAACAAAGAAATAGCTAGAGTTATGGGTGATACACCTATAAATTTATCTAGTCCAGATGATAGGTCTAAGTTATTATTTTCTAGGGCAGTCAATAATAAAAAGACTTGGACAAATGTTTTTAACCTAGGCTACGAAGTTAGAGGTAACACAAAGAAACCAAAACGTAGAGCCTACATGACTGATGCACAATTTAAGAGGGCAGTTGTAAACAACACTACAGTGCAATACAAGACAGAGGCTACTAGATGTAACCCTTGCAAAGGTTATGGCAAGGTAGCTAAAAGAAAAAAGGATGGTTCTTGGGGCACTGCTAGATATATCTGTAAATCTTGTTCAGGCACTGGTATACAATATGTACCTACAGGACAGGTAGCAGGGTTTAAATTAGTACCATTAGATACAAAAGCATGTAGCAGTGCAGGATTTAAGACCGATGCAGATGCTTTGTCTTTGTATTACGAAAGAGGCAACGAAGAGGCAGTTGCATTTATAAAAGCCTACCTTAGATACAACGCTATCAAAACCTACCTAAAAACTTTTGTAGAGGGCATAGAAAAAAATTTAGATTACTCAGACAGAATACACCCTCAGTTTATGCAGTGTGTTACAAGCACAGGTAGACTGTCATCTAGGAATCCTA